CCTTGAAGATGGCTGGCATTGATGTGAGCAGCTATGAGCGTGGAAATGCAGAGGATAGACAGAAGGTTACTATGGATGCTATCAATAGTAGTGACAATATTCGTTTCTCTCTGAAAGAAGAAAAGGAGAAGATTGTGGCTGATGCCAAGGCAAATGGAACTTATATGACTGCCCCTAATGGGGAGAAGACCAAACTGAATGCTGAGCAGTGGGCAACCGTCCGTACTACCAACTTCAAGAACTGGTTCGGTGATTGGGAGAACGACCCTGAGAATGCTTCCAAGGTGGTGGATGAGAATGGTGAACCTATGGTGGTTTGGCATGGCAGAAGTGCCGAGTTCAACACCTTTGAGAAGAAGGAAGGTGTCCGCTTTATCATGGGGCTTGAAGACAAGGTGAAGGCAGAAGGATTCTTCTTCTCTCCTGATAAGGGCTTGGCTGAGGAGTTTGCATCCAATTCGTCTAGACATCGTGGCGGAAAGGCTAACGTGGTTCCTTGCTTCCTGAATATCCGAAGACCAATGGATTTGACTGGAGAAGACTATGATAGAATCTATGAAGATGTGACTGGCTGGGAGTATATGGTGGGCATGGACACTCAGGACAATCTTTGGGGTATCATGGATGAAGAGGGCATGGCTGACAAGATTAAGGAGAAAGGCTATGATGGAGCCATCTTTGTTGAAGAGGTGGATGATAGCTATGAGCCTACCAAGATTTCCTATTGTGCTCTGGATGCCAACCAAATCAAGTCTGCCGAAGATAACAATGGCGATTTCTCTGCCGACAACAATGATATTAGATTCTCCCTCGCTGGTGAGCGTGGTGCGACTGCTGCTGACAAGGCAGAGGAGCGTACCTTCCGTATGGATAACCTCTCCGTGGCAAAGGATATGGAGAAGAACAAAAAGAAAGCTAAGGCTATCAAGGCGGCTGATATAGCTGAGGACTTGAAGAGTCTAAACACTCCTGATGAGGTGGATGATGCTATCAAGACTGCCATTGATGATATGCCGAGCGGCTGGCAGATGGCTAACAAGAAGATGATTCATATTGCTCAGGCTCTTGGCGAGAACCGCAAGGCAGAGATTGCTGGCGAGGAACCTAAGTTCTCCCTGAAGGATGGCACTCTCATTAAGGCTGGAACATACTTTAGTGGTGGTGGTCTTGTTGAGGAAGGCTTGAAGGGTATCATCGACCCAGTGGTGGCAGTGGAGTATGATGAGAAGATAAGCGGTGTTTATCGCAACAACTTCGGGCAGCACATCGTTACTGCTGATGTTCGTGATGTTGACCCTAAGGAGTTGGTGAAGCAGATAGATGGTGAGGTAGAGTATTTCCACGCTTCTCCTGTCTGCAAGAACTACTCTCAGGCAAAGAGTAATCATGCTGAGGTGGAACTTGACAAGGAGACTGCTGCTAGTACTGCCGAGTTCATCAATGCTATTAAGCCAAAGGTGGTGACCATTGAGAATGTGAAGGGGTATAAGGATTCGGAAGCGATGAATATTATCACGGATGCTCTGGATGCCAACGGATATACTTGGGATGCAGATGTGTATAACGCTGCTGACTATGGTGGCTATACCAACCGAGAGAGATTGATTGTCCGTGCGGTTCGTGATGGTAAACTCCCTGAAAAGCCAAAGAAGATGGCACACAAGAGCGGATGGTATGAAGCTGTGGCTGATATTATCCCGACCCTGACCGAGAAGAAGAATGGTGTGGCTCCTTGGATGGATATTCGCTTGAAGGCTGATGGCATTGACTGGAGAAACATTGACAAGCCATTATATGTGATGGGTAGTGCTTATGCTGACGGAAAGATTCCTCATGCCTTTGCTGATGAACTCCTGCCAACACTCAGAACCAAGAGCGGTGATGTTATTGTGATGCCTGATGGCAAGGTATATCGTGCCATGGGTAGAGTGCTCGCTAGAGTATCAGGAGTGAGCGATGATTACAAAATGCCGTTCTCTGAGAACCTGAGTCATACCATCATCGGCAACGGAATACCTACCCAGTTAACCGAGCATGTTATTGCTCCACTTTTGCAGAACACCTTGCACCCAACAACACCTGAGGATGGCAACACCAAGTTCTCCTTGCGTGGCTCTACCCCCTACGACAAGCAGATGGAAGAGTGGATGGAGAAGAACCATTTAGAAAAGGGTGCTGTTCCTATGGAAAAACCTGTCATGAAGGAAGGTGAGAATATCTTTGATTATGCCAACAGAATGGTAGAGTGGACTCGCAATCAGAACTTGTGGAAGACCGCTCCTAAGCAGACTGGATTCCAAGATGCACTCGACAAGTGGAAGGCTGACAATGGTCTTTCTCCTGATGCCTATCCACCAGTTCGTCCTCATCGTGAAAACTATTCAACAGAAATCGGTTATGCAGAAGACTTGGAGGAGTACAACAATAAGAAGGAACTCTGGAAGTCTGCTCCAAAGCCAAAGGACTTTGATTTGTCCGTTGACTTGGAGGATATGAACAAGCAGCTTCGTAATATCAGAAGAGCGGTTCTGAATCAGAAGAACTATGACCAAAGAACGATTAAGGCTGTATCTGACCTTGTAAGAAAGATGCTCAACATCGGATGGGGTGACGGATTGAACAGGGGTAAGGTGGGCAACCTTCTCTCTGCTGCCAAGAATGCTACTGGAGCCAATGACGTGAAGAAGTATCTCGACAAGGCTATGGGAATCCTTGCTGAAAACTATCTCAACCGTCTCTCTACTGCTTACGACAACCTTATCAATACCAAGGGTGCAAGGGCAGACCAGAGCGGTGTGATTAAGATGGGTTCTCTTGATGCCAAGGGTCAGGCTTTCATGAGCGAGTATAAGAAGGCTATCAATATGGATGATAAGTCTCTGAATAACTATATCGCAAACATTGAGGAAGATTCTGCCAAGAATGAAGACAATGTGGAAATGAATGACTACAGACTGGCTGGCATTCAGGCTGCCATCATGTATAAGCAGCAGATTGGCGGCAATGATGCCGATATTGCCGAGTTGAAGAGACAGATTGGCGAGTTGAAGAATAAGAAGGATGCTACCAAGGAAGACAAGGATTTGTTGAAGTCCTTGGAAAAGAAACTCTTTGAGAATAAGTTTGACCGCATCACCATGTTTGAGAACCTCCTGAACAATATTCAGAGAATGGTGAAGGAGAGTAAGGGTAGGGCAAAGGAGTTCCGAGAGAAGATTGCCGAGCACAAGAACGAAATCCTGCATCGTGCCAACTTGGATTTGGAAGGTGTGGATTCTACCTATTATGATACAACAACTGCCAAGAAGAAGTTTGTGAATAATGATTTGCAGCGTGCAGTATTCTCTTCCACCTATACCTTTGAGCAGTTCTTGAAGTTCTTCGGTAAGCATTCAGCAAATGGCGAGGGTCGCTTGTATAACTACTTCCATAAGCTGAACCAAGATGCGCTTGATGAGGAACAGCTATATAATGAAATGAACCGCAATGCCCTTGATGAGAAGACCAAGGAACTATTCGGCAAGAATAAGTTTATGAATCTTGTAGGTATTGATGGTAAAGGTATGAAGGAAATGGACGTTGAGGTTACTGACTACTCCAACAAGGAGACTGGTAAGCGAACCATCCATCTAAAACAAGGTCAGATGCTCTATATCTATCTCGTCAACAAGGAGACTGATGGAGAAATGAAACTCCGTGCTATGGGTATCACAGAGGAAGATGTGGCTGCAATCGAGGAAAATCTTGACCCAAGAGTGAAGGCTATGGGTGAGTGGTTGCAGGATGAATACCTTCCTGAGTGTCAGAGAAGATACCAAGCTACCCATACCAAGTACTTCGGTGCTCCTATGAAGGAGGTGGAGAACTATTTCCCTCTTGCCATCAATAACCGAGCAAGAAACGTTAAGGAAGATGTGAATCAAGATTCTGATGCAATGAGTCAGTTGGCTGGTACATCTACTGGTGCTATTGTTACTCGTAGAGTGAATGTAATTCCTCTTGATATTGAGAATGCTGATGCCTTTGAGGTTGCCTTTAACCATTTGCAGGAAATGGAGGAGTGGTCGGCTATGCTGCCATTCAGACAAGACATCAATACGCTGTTGTCTTACACTCATTTCAGAAACCAAGTACAGAATATGAGTTCCGTGGCTTATGGTAGTGGTAAGACCTTGTGGGATGAGTTCAAGCAGACCGCACAGATTGCTGCTGGCACATACAAGCCAAAGGTGAATGCTGGCATGATGGATAGCAGGATTGCTGCTGCCATGGGTGGTATCGCTGTTGCTAAGATTTCGGGTCGCTTATGGACTGCCATCAAGCAGAGCCAGTCTGCAACGGTGTTCCTTCCTGAGTGTGACTTTACACGATTCGTGAAGAATGGAGTTAACCCTTACGGCTCATGGAAGTGGGCGATGGAGAATATTCCTGATTTCAGAAAGCGTGTCGAGAATATGACCTATGGCGATGTGAAACTGAGACAATATCTTGACGAACTGGAGAAGTGGCACGATTGGACTAAGACAATATCCAAGATAGGTATGGTTCCAAATATCCTTGTGGATGGAATAACTTGTGCTGTAGGTGCTCGCTCAGTTTATGAAACAGAGGTTAACCGCCTGACCAAACTAGGCTATCCAAAGGAGAAGGCTGAGGAGAAGGCTTATTATAAGGCTGTGGCTGCATACAACAAGACTCAGCAGTCTTCTGGTGGTATGTACTTATCGCCTATGCAGGTGGATAGAACCTATGTGTCTGCCGCTCTCTCACTCTTCAAGAATGCCAACTTTGCTTATGGTCGTATGCAGATTGAGGCTTGCCGAGGACTGGCGAGAACCTATGACTTCTGGGGCGGAAAGCATAAGACTACGCTTATTGAGTCTATGACCCGACAAATCATGGAAGAGGATGGACTTGACGAGAATACTGCAAGGGCTATTGCCAAAGCTACATACAACAGAACTTTCAGGCAGAGCATCGGGCGATTGATAAACTTCGCTACTCTCGTTCCAGTCTCTTGGGCTTTATATAAGGTACTTCCTTACTTGCTCACTGGCGATGATGATGATAAGAAGAAGGATATGATAGAGGAAGCTGTGCTCAAAGGATTCGCCACATCTTTGTCCGACAACTATGTGATTCCGTTTGTGTCGAACATTCTCAATGCAGGATTGAAGGTGGAGGATGGCAAACCAACGTTTGACCCAGAGGTGTTCAGGTATCAGAACCTATACATCAATCCTGCCACATCAGACTTGGCAAACATCTATTCGATGGTAGGAAACCAGAAGTGGTATTCTGTAGCAAATAAGTTGGGTATGCTTGGAGTTCAATCACTCATAGGATTCAATCCTGAGACCGTGGGAGCATTATATCAGGCTTTCGCTGAGGCAGACTATGATAATGGTAATACGACTAAGGAATGGCAGATAGGTATCTTGAAGGCTATCAGTGCTCCTGAGGAAAGCATCCGTGAGTTGTATATGGATGAACTGGGATTGAAGAGTGGAGACATCAAGAAAATCCCATTGGCAGAACTGGAGAAGAGATATGCCGAGAGACAAATCAATCGTGACAATCTCCTATCTCAGATTGGTATGGATGCCGAGACCTTCAATGGTTATGTTGACAAGTATCAGAAGTCCTTTGAAAAGAAAATCAAGGATAAGATGGATAAGTGGGACGAGTATGACAAGAAGAAGGCTGATGAGTTCTTTGATACTACTTCTGACCCTAAGTTAAGGGATATGATTGAAAAGAAACGTACCAAGGATGCCAATGCTGCTGCTAACGAGCAAATAGCTAAGGAAGGTCTGAATCAAGAGAAGAAGGGCAAGAAACCTAGCGAAGAGGCTTACGATGCAGTAAAGATGTCTATTGATGTGGCGGAAGATAATGCTATCAGTACCTACAATAAGGTGCTCAACAAGCGATACGCTGCCCTGAATGACGAGTATAACGAGCAGACAGATGCTATGAAATACATCTTTATGAGTAAGCATCCAAACTTCAAGGCATACAAAGAGTTGAAATCCGAGTACACCAATTATGGTAAGAAGATAAAAGAGTTGAAGGAAAAACTGGTTTCTGCTGACGGATATGATGCCAAGCAGACAATCCTGAAACAGATACGTGCCGAAAGAGAGAAGTTCAGTGGACTGCAATCCAAGGTAAGATAAACAAAAAAAAGCGAAGGCTAAGAAAAAAATAAATATGGCTATCCCCTGAAAGTATAAGGCTTTCGGGGGATATTTGCTTTCATTCTGAAACTTTTTACTTCTTTAATTTGAATAAAACTTTCAATCTGTTAGTATTTGCAAAGTTTGATATTTAAATTTTTATGGAAATATAGATGTTTCGTTGATTTTTGTTATATTTGCAGAGTCAAATTTAGAATCCTCAATCAAAAATAAACTAAAAATAAAGGCTTATGAAACAAGATGATGATGAAGACCGACGGGTCAGAAAATTGATGGGAGAGATAGTTAAACTCCTCCCTGAGCGTAGAAAAATAAAAACAGATTTACTCTACTTCAAGTATGCGCCTATCTTGGTCATGCTTTTCAGATGGTATGGCATTTTTCAATTCTATGGCAACGATATGGAGATTACACTATGGTATGAAGAGAATGAGGAACCTATCTGGTTCTTCTACTTTATCACTTATATCCTTTATCCGATATCCCTTTGGAAAGGTCAGGTATTGCACAGACTGTGCGTAGAATGGCGAATACCTCTCTTGTATATAGCAGGAGTCAATGTAATACATGTAATGTTTGGCTCTATTGTTGTCACTAAAGATATGTATTATTGTGATATGTTCCTGATAATACTTATTTTAATCTTATATATGTATGTCGCAATTAGTAAATTACAAAATCATAGAGGCTGGACTTCGTGCTCTTGCAGATAAGGCGCATGAGTCGGCAGTAGCGCAAGAAGAAGGTAAACCAATACCTTGCGGTCTGTCGGAAGGAGATATGGAACTGGTGGCACTCCTTACTGCCATGATGAATGATACGCAAGCCAATAAGGGTTGGTGTGCGCACGAAATGGGTAAGTCTATCTCGTCATTCGAGAAGTATGTTCACGATGGCAAGATACCAGAAGGCATCCATGACCAGTTTGGGCATGAGAAAAAGTGGAATAAATCCCTTATCCGATTCTTTGCTAATAAGAAGGCTTTCTTCCGTAAGCAAGCAAAGAAGTATGGCATAAATATTTAGGAATAGCTAAACTGATACATATAGGAGAAACTAAATAGCCTCTCCTATACTCTTATGACCTTTTCCGTAATCGCAAATCGCTGCTAATCAAATACTTAAACAACCTTTTACGAGTTTATCAATACCTATCCATATTATTCGTATCTTTGTGTCCGTAACGTTACAGAGTGAGTATCATTTTATGTTTAACAAAAGATTTCAGGATAATATGGAAAGTAAAACGTATGTATTCGGAAACGAAGGCTCAACATCTAATAATGGGATGCTCGGTCTTCTTGCGCCTCTGCTCCAGAAGCAGGGTGTTGACCCAAATGTCCTTCTTGCCATGAAGGGAAACAATGGTTTCGGTGGCGAAGGTGGATGGTTTATCTGGGTAATTTTCCTCTTCCTTATGGGATTTGGAGGTAACGGCTGGGGTGGTTTCGGCAATAATGGTCGTGGTGGTCTCGCCAACGAGATTAACAATGACTATGGTCGTGGTCTCCTGATGGATGCCATCGGTGGCAACCGCAATGCACTCAGCAATTTGGCTACCCAGTTGAACTGCACCGAAGGTCAGATTCAGAGTGCTATTTCTGCCTTGACCTCTCAGGTTCAGAATGTAGGTAATCAGGTAGGTATGAGCGGTATGCAGACTATCAACGCTTTGCAGCAGGGTAATATGCAGATTGCTCAGCAGATTGCTAACTGCTGCTGCCAGACCAACAACAACATCACTACTCAGGGTTATGAGAGTAAGTTGGCTATCTGTCAGCAGACTCATGCCATCAACGACAATGCCAATTCAAACGCATTAATGTTGCGTGACAACAATCAGTCTAACCATCTTGCCTTGATGGGTAAACTCGACCAGATGCAGACTCAGGCAATGCAGGACAAACTTGATGCACTTCGTGAGAAGAATAGTGCTCTTGTAGCACAGATTTCCAACGAGCACCAGACTCAGGCTTTGCAGGCTTACCAAGCACAGATTATCACTCCAGTGAATGCTGCCCTTGCAGCCTTGCAAGCAGAGGTAGTTGGCATCAAGTGCAAGTTGCCTAATACCGTATCTGTACCATATCCTCAGTTGAAGACCTACAATCCAGAGGTGTTCCAAGCAGCTGCTATGGGAGCATACGCTGGTGATGTAGCAGCCAACGCAGCATCAACCGTAGGTTGTGGTTGTTAAAGGAAAGGAGGTAACTATGTTCCCTTTAAACTATCCTTTCAGCCCACTATTCCCTATGGTAAGTAGACGGAATCCTATCAAGAGAGTTGATATTGGCGGTATCTATGAATTGAAGACCAATGCACTTCAAGTAACCAACGAGAGTGTAGACTTCGGTATCAATCCTAGCTGCTACAAGGCTTTACCTTGTGAGAGTATCGTACTGCTAAAGATTCATCAGGGAGTGCCTACTACTGGCGAATCCCTTCCAGTCAAGATTGTGGTGCCACACAATGGTGCAACAACCATCAGCACTACTAGCGGAACTATAAGTGGAACAACAACGGCTGGCACAACTAAGTCTTCCGTGGTAGACCATACTGGTTCTGCTGTAACTGGAGCGGGTCTTTCAAGCACTACGGAAGTTCTAGCCTATATCAACAAGAATAGCGGAACAATCCGACTGCTTGGGTTTCAGCAACCAACTGGTGGCTAACAGAGTATTAACAATGGGGCAGATAGCAATGTCTGCCCCTATAAAAGAGAAAGAAAATGTTTCAAGGTTTAAGACAAAATTCCCTTTTTTACATATTAGACAAGGGAGGAGAAAAGCCGACTCTCAGAATCGGTCAGGTTATATCGGTAAGTGACCCTCAGCAGAAGTTCCCGACAACTTACATCCCGAATCAAGTGCCGAACTTCGACACAACGGTTGATGTAAAGGTGAAGGTTGGAGAACAGCAACTCAACTTCGAGAAACTGCCATCCACCGCTCAGATAGCCAACTCTGGAACTAATGGCGTGGTGGTCAGTGATAGCCGTGATGCTATGTGTGCTGAGGTTGATTCCATGCTCAGACAAGCAAAAGGTATCTTGGAAAGTGTTGACTACAATAAGGCAGTAGTGGAATCATGTGATGAAATACTAGCCAAACTCAATCCTCAGATTGCCAAGGATAAGCAGCAAGAGCAGGACATCAGTAACCTGAAATCTGACATGAACGGAGTGAAGGGTACGCTATCCGAAATTAAATCTCTTCTGTCTGATGCCTTGAAGCTCAGTAAGAACTAATAAAGGTAAGAAGATTATGGTAATGATTGAGATTACAGAAGATAAGTTCGATGATTTGTATGACAACATCGAATCCATGCTTGGTTTTGGCAGCAAGGCTATGTCTTGTCTGAAAAAGATGAAGCAGGAGCGTATGGGTGAGCGTATGCCTGATTATCGTGACGATTGGAGAAGAGAGCGTGAGGAACGTGAAGAGCGTGAGAACAGACGTAGATTCAACAACGTGAACGATGATTGGAACTACCCGAACCGCTATGGTGAAAGAGGTGGTGGCGGCTACAACGGTGGCGGTCGCTAATGTTTAACTTGGGAGTTTTGGTAGTGACATTTATGTCGGAACCAGACTCCCTTTAATATTTAGCAATATGGGAAAATGCAGAATGTCATTAGATATGTATGACCTCAAACCTGAGGCAATGGTTGCCTATCTCAGATACAATGGCTATCATTTCAGCAAGAAGATGTGCGAGTGGGCGGTAAGCCTGATGTACAAGTATGACCCTTCCTCCAAGCGTGATGTAAGTATCTCGTTTTGGGATAAGGAGAAGGTGGATGCCCTTCTGCTTGGTCAGGGAGTAGAGGTGAAGAATAAGGTTGGCTACGACCATGTATATGTGGCGAATATGGCGAGGGCAGACTTCTACAAGTCTTCCATCAAAGATGAGGAGCAGCTAGCCCAGTTTATCAAGGACATGGTGGATGATGCCGACCAGAAGGATGGTTTCATCTTTAATAGATTTTATGCCGACTGCTGCCATAATGGTGTACCTATCCCTTGGGAAGATGTGTTATGATAAGAAGAGTAATACAACTCCCGAAGTACGAATGGAGCATAGTATGTTTCATAGGTTATCAGCCACCTGATGCCGATGAGATATGCCATGCCCTTTCTGATATTGGCTGCAACGGAAATCCGTTGTCGGAAGCATACGGACATCTAACCAAGGAGAGTGCAGACCGAGGTCTTACCTATTCCAACCTGTCAGCAAGAAGGAGTGTTCTTGCCATTGGAGAATGTGAATCTGATGGCAGTATCATCAATACAATAGGTCATGAGCTTCTTCATGTGGTAGCGCATATCTGTGAGCAGGACGGAATAGATATGCTGAGCGAAGAACCATGCTATATGATGGGTAGTCTTTGCGAGCAGCTTTTTCAGGTAGTACAACAATAAAAAGATAGGTAGATTAGATTTTACCTATCTTTTTATTTGCAAGGCTATTTGCTATTATAGCAACTGCTTTATGTATGTCAAGTTCGACTCGCTAGATATATCTGGCTTGCGAACCAAGATGTGAAGCTTGAAGCTGTTACCTTGTACTATCTTGTAAATCATATCTTACACCTTATTATTTATGATACTCGTTACTTCTTCTCCTCTTCGAGAAGTCCAAGCGCGTCTTGGTAGAAGAGAGGGAAGCCCTGTCCGAAGTCCTTCAACAGCTTGAACTCCTTATCGTCAAGCTCAACCTCACCATCCGACTTGTATATCTTCATGGCCAACGCCATATAGCCGATGCCTCTAGCATTCTGGTACATGGCATTAGCCAACTCCTCTCGGATGTCCTTGGTTATAAACTCATCCTTCTTGATGTTTGTTGCAATCTGCAACGCAGTGAAATTAATCTTCTTCATAATTATAATATTTAAATTGTTATTGTTAATATTCTGATATTTACTATATCTATTCGTTATGCCAATTAGTTCTTTATGAGTTGCCTACTACATATTCTCCAGTACCATTATAACTAGAATCTTGTTTAAAACAAAAACCAGGCATAGCAGCTATATAATTAGTAGTATTTTTATACTTGATAAATATACCATAGCATTTATAAAGGCCATCATTAGGATAACTAGGTCTTTGCTCTTGTTCATTAGGATTTCCATAATTAAACAAATTACTAAGACTAAATAGAACTTCTTGTGTTGTTCTAGCTGGAATAGTTATAGAAGTTGTGCCATTAATTATGTCACCATTATTAGATAAAAGCAAAACTGCACCATCACTAAGTATATAAGAATCGCCTTTAGTATTACTACCACTTATTTCAAATTCCAAATTTGAAGCTCTCAAAGTTAGAGCAGAACTATTATTACTATTGTCAATAGTAGCCTTTATAAAAGTTCTATCATTGAATCTTTTTCGTGCATTAATCTTTAAATAACCATTTATGTTACCATCTGAATTTAAAAAACTATCTTTACTATAATATTTATATAAATCTCCAGATGTAGGTCTAAGTCCAATAAGAGCATTATTCAGAACAGAATTTGCAGACGTATTAATTTCTAGTTGTATAGGGTATCTTGCAAATGTAGGTTCTCCACCAGCTGTAGTTTTAAACGGAATAGCACAATATTTTGTTTGTCCACTACCATCATCTCCATTAGTATATAAAAATGGATATACATCTACATAATAAGTAGAATTACTACCTGTATCTAAACTTGCTAATTTAGTCTTAGGAATTTTCAATACGTTATTGTCATCCAAAGTGGTAGCATTTGTTACAATAGTAATTATATTATTGTTATACTCTATAACAGCACCTAAATAATACTTAGATATGTTTAAATCATCTACAGTAAGTTGAGTATCAACTCCTGCATCACCGTCTTTTATAGTTTCAATATTAATTTGTAAATAACTATCTGTATCAAAATCAAATGCTAGACTTTGATTATCTAAATAATAAAACCTACAATTAGCAAAATGGTCGTAACCGTTAAAATCAGCAAGTCTATAAGGACTATATTCACCTCCTGTAGGTTTATCGTAAGACCAGTTTAAGCTACCACCAGTAACTAACCTAATAAAGTCAGTTATAGTTGTAGCATGTGGAATTTTAATACCGCTACCTACAATATTAGTACTAAATAGTCCTCCACCATCTACTGGCTTATGCTTAGACCACATATTAATAGTAGAATTAGTACATAATCTACCTATATCATTATCGTCAGTATTGAGTACTTTTTGAACATCATCAATACTAACAGGAGCTTTAACTATATATTCTTCATCTATCATAATTCACTACTTTAAACAAGTTATACCACCAGTAGCTGTAATACTTCCTTCAACAGAAAGATTACCTACTACATTAACATCGCCTTTAATAGTACCATTAGTAAGGTATTTAGTTACTTCCTTTACAACAGGAACTTCCTTTACAACAGGAACTTCCTTTACTACCTCCTTGGTTACTACTTTCTCTGTTGTTATGTTGACATTGAATACCTTTGCCAACCACTGAATAAACTTCTTCATAAGCTTTACATATTATGTTTCTGATTAAGATGCAACTACTGCCGTATCGTCTGCCTCTTCATCACTAAAAGTTTCAGTTGTACTCACCAAGATTCCTGTACTGATTGCCTTGTTAATATCAAACTTATAGCGCATGTAGTGTTGTCCTGTAACGCCAAAGATAAGCTTTTCCACGTTATTTAAACTCAATGCACCACCTCCTTGCGAAGAGAAACCTTTTATGATATCTGATAAAATACGTAGGGTAAAAGTATTATTACCAAGTGATAACGAACAATTGCTATTACCAGAATAGAGCATAATACCATTTTCTAATGAAAGAGCATGTTGAAAATAACTTATACTACCATTCTGAAACGTCATGCCACCAGCAGCTAAATTTTCAAACGTTCCACCTCTCGCCGACACCTTATTAAACGTAAAGTCAACATTATTACTTGTAGTAGCACTATTACTTACACCAAGTGCAGTTATACCTCCAGTAGCATAGACATTTCCTTCTATTTTGAAAGCATTATTAGCTGCATCCCAAGATATTCTTCCACCATTAGTTTCAGAACCAAAATGAATATTATTACTATTAACATCAAAGACATTTCCTTTGAAATCATAATGATTGCTGTAATTGCTAGTATAAACCCTTGTTGCATAGGCATCCAACAATATCCATCCATTAGACAATTCTTTCAGTCCATAACCAATATGGAGTGCATTGCCTTTGCGGTCAAGCATATTGCCATTGTTCATCCAAAGCTGAATAGAATCACCTCCAGCTGTACCCATTTTTATGTTACCATTGATGTTATTAGTTCCATTAAAACTCTGTCCCCAAATGGTTCGTGGATTTGCCAGTTGAGTTGCTTTGTCAGCATTTGTGGCATTATCAACTTTAATAGTTTTAACATTCTCTGTAAAATCTGGTATGTCACTAACTGAATGACTATGAGATTTAGCTGCATAAGTAATAGAAGCTTCTGTCTTAGTTAGATAGCTACTTAAATCAACACTACCACCTGTACTAGACCCACCTTCAGCAGAAATCTTTATGACGTTGATGTGGTCCTTAACAATTGCTTGCAAAGTAACATTGTCACCTTGCATAAATCCAATAGTATTTCCACTGCCTAGATTCACAGAGTCAAATTCGTTTCCTAAAGAATTGAACAATTTGATGGTATCAATTCTACTACTAGAACCACTTCCATTGCCAGAAACTGAAATCTCATAACCTAAACCTACCTTTGATATAGAAAAACCGCTTTTGAACCTTAAATATGCCGCAGAACTACCATTATAAATAATATAGTCAGTATTCGATGAACCATTGTAGACAGTGAACGGATAGAGGTTTGACGATGAACCTCCATTACCATTATTGGCAACAACAGACAAATCTACTGATATTTCATTGTCACTATTTATAAGTATTGGGGTAGAGTTCCAATTTCCACCGTATTTAAAGTTAATGCTAGTGCATGATAAGACATCCCCATTACTATCTTTCAATGTACTACCGTTGCGCTTGATTCTGATACCGCCACCAGTTCCTCCTCCTGTTGCAGATACGGTAATCTGATTGTCAGACTTCTCAACCTTTAGTCCATCACCGAAGTAAAGATTCATGTTCTTCGAACCGTCAAAGCCTAAGTTGTTGCTGGTCGAACCGACATAAAGAGTTCCAGTCGTGCTGCCACCACTGCCGCCCGATGTACCGCCACCGCTGCCAAGAGCCGTTATGCCACCTGTTGCATATAAGTTTCCGTCAAAGCACAAGTCACCGTTCTTGTCAAGATATAGTTTCTTTCTGATGACTGTTTCTCCATTGCTTGATTGGAACTCTATACCTGTGACACCAGACATTTCGCCTGTAATCGACTTAGATGCAGGGTCAAACTTTCTTCCCCACCAACTGTACTCAGAGAGGTCGATGCTTGTACCACCGCCTGTAGAGCCATCTGGAGATTTCCACTCAAAACCACTTCCGTTATAATACAGGTAGCTTTTTCCTGATGGCATCAACAAGTTGTTCAGATGCTGTAGAACTTGGTTGAAACTACCACTTGACCCAGAGCCACCGCTTCCGTTGTATGTAGAGAACGTATATTCCTTTCCATTCGTGAGAATAATGGCAAACTCATTTCTTCCACCGTTAGTGGTGGACGTTTGCCTTTGCTCAATCCTGTCTATACCTACTCCTTGTGAGCCATTCATCACCTTAAACTGATGAGTGTCTCCGTTTGTAAGATATATGGTTATGATGTTTGGCTTGTTGTCGAACAGACCTTCGTAAGTCTGCTCTATCTTTTCAATGCCAACGCATCCAGTAGTCTGTGTATTGATAGTTTCTGCCATGTCCTTTTTTTCTGCAAAGTTATATTTTTATTCTAATTGTATAACCTTATCAGTTAATGAAGTACTGTTAAATAAGTCCTTTCCATCTTAGGAATTTGCGCTTGCGACTCGCCTTACCCTTCTTGCTCTTGCAGTTGGTATGATAGACACAATCTCTGAACAGGTCTCTGACCTTCATATCGTTGTCAACCAGTTTTGTTCTCTTGAACGTCTCGAATAGTGAGCGGTTCATAATCATCAGGTTGCCCTTCTGTGTAGGAAGAACATAGAAGATTTCTCCATTGTTCTTCTTGGATGCGTAGTCTGCCTTAGCCGTAGCTTGGCGGTACATGATTTCGCACTTGATGCGCTTGATAATCTTTGTTACTTTCATAATCGTAATTATTTGTTCGTGAAACTATATGATGGTTGCTGCCGAAACAGAAACCTTTCTTCTCATTACTCTTGCCTGAATCTGTATCATCTTTGGCATTTCCATTTCGTTGAAACAGATGTGGAGTCCGATGGCTCTAGTCATGAGCAAATCATCGTGCTTTCCGTCTGCTGCCTCGTATACGGTTCCGTTCTTCTCGTAGGTGAGATATTCATCTAAGCATCTATCGTCTCGCTCTACATAGAGTTGTTCACGGATAACCTGAACCAATACTGAGATAACCATTGGCTTGGTTGCCACGTTGGTATGGAATCCGTACTTCACTGGAACCTTATTCTTGATGTCTGATTCGCTCTGCTTGCGTGCATATAGGTTGTCGTATGCGTCCTTGATTTGATTCAGGATAAACTCAGACTGGTCACCACCTTCCAAGATATGCTCCTTGTCTTTCGTCTCCAAGGTGTTGGATTCAATAACCAATAGAGCATCGTTGTAGTATTTGGCTATCTGAGCAGCCTTCCACGCCAGCAAGTCCATATCAATATGCCCATACCATTGGGCTACCACATACGGCTTGCCGCCTTCCATCATCCAGTAGCGGTCGAAGACACAGATAACAGACCAGTCGGCATTCTTGCTACGTCCACCAATATCCACTACGACCAGATAGCGGTTTATCACCTTGCAATCATCAAAGGTTTCAGGCTTGCTCCATATCCACAACTGACCCTGCTTGTCTTCACAGAATCGGACATTCTGCATACACTTCTTACCCTTATATCCGTCACCATAAACATCACCGATGAACTTAGGCGCACGGCATCCCTTGCGGAACTTGTCAACCTTGTCTTCGGCAAACACCTTGGCTCCTGAATGCTTGAATGCCTCAATATCATCGGTAGGGTAGCCAGCAGCCATATCGGCATGGTCGGTGAACTTCTTGCGCTCGGCAATATACCAGTTGATGGCTTCAAGTGGAGCACCAAGATTCCATAGTTTCCATAGATAGGTGCCTGGCTCTTCTCGGTCGGACATCGTGTTGGTATTATTGCGGTTCTCGTATAGCCATTTGGCAAACTCTACCTTCTGTTTCTTGCTTTCAAATTCAAGATGATACATATCGTATATCTCGTACCAAGGAACAAAGAATGGCTCAAACTGAGATTCTCCCTTGACTGCTGCAAGCCACTCCTTGTGGAAGAAGTTTCCAGTACCATTGGCGGTGGATTCATAGGCAATCATTGTGTATGGTCGGTACAAGATACCATTGGTAGCATTCTGCACCACCTCCTCAGGAGATTTTCCGTCCGTCTTCTTCCACAATCCAACCTCGGAAAGGTGAACCAAGTTGTAATCTTCACCATTGGCTGATAACGGTCGCTCCATTGAACCAACCTTAATCTTGCAGAATCGCTGAGGAACCTTCTTGACGTTTCCTGATGTTCCGACACCAACAAACTTCGGTTCGTTTTCAGAGAATGCTTCTCCCATTTCGTATAGGAACTTGGTAGGGAAGTTTTTCAGGGCTTCCTCGAACATTCCTCGGATGGTTTCTGCCGTGTCCTTGACCTGAGCCACAATGAGCGAGTTGAGACCCTTCTGCCACATGAGTTGCAGCCAGAGCATATACATCTGTATAACCGTAGAACCTCCCCATTGTCTTGCTTTTAGCAGGATGAGACGGATAGGGCGATTTTTCTTCCTTCGTTCCTCCAGCCACCTGAGCAGTCTTCGCTGCGGTCTTCTCAGCACAAAGCGAAAGGGGAGACCTCCACCTTTCGGTTTGATATAGATAAACGTGGCAAAGAAGAAGAATGGGTCATGTTTCATTCTGATGCGAGTGAACTGCTCCACCAGTTGCTCCATTTCTTCCTCTATGTTGTATGGCTCGTCTATATCCTTGTGCAGTTCCTCAATTACCGCCTTGCAGCTACCGAACTCGATGAGCATCTTGACGAGCGGAATCTTCTTCATTGAAACTGGAAGCTGCTGTCTCTGTATCGGGAAATCAGGAAGGAAGAGAAGGAATCGCTTGTCTCCACACCCTTCACCCTTGATGGGATTGAATGGTGTGTTGATTTCCTTGATGCGCTTCTCGTTCTCTTTCAGGATGCCAAGCACATGCTTGTCGAGTGCATCAGTCAGTTTGGCGGTTACTTGTCTTGGCATAGCGGTGCATTTAGATAACCCCACAACAGACCAAGTACATAGCAATAGATGTGGACTCCAACAGCCATGCAAGGGAAGAAGATTCCAACACAGATATATAGGAGAATAGTGAGATTGTATCTTACCTTATTCTCTACATAGGGAGCAATAAAGCCCATGTAAGCATAGATAAATCCGCTGAGACCGATGATTGGTACAGAAGATGCAAAAGGATAGCTTACGGCTATGAGATAGAATGCTACCATGTGACCGATACTGCAAGGAATTGCTCGGTAACATTGGTGAAACACATAGAGGTTGATGGCTACATGAAAGATGTTCTGATGAAAGAATGGGTAGCTTAGTCGGTTCTGAATAGAGCAACCATCAAAGAGACCCATGCCATCATATCCTATGAGCGTGATACATATTATTATAATGTACCCTGTATAAAGCGCAATCTTCTCTGACGAAGTTCGTAACATCTTCTCTTTTCCTCCTTCCTCACCCGATGAAGTATGACGTGCATGGATTTTGGAGTGAGATAGAAACTCGGTGCTTCCTGATTGCACACATGCCAAATGGCATCCATCTTGGTGAGAGAAGGATGCTCCTTGGAATAAATCTTGTATCTTCGGAAAATCTCCTGAAACATTGCTCTTTTCTGTGGATTCATGCTGCTGATGGATTTACCATTGAGCATATTGAGAATGACATTGTATGCTCGGTCAGAGGAAACCCAAAAACGTTTGCTTGGAGATTGCAAAAGTCTTCGCTCAATCTCCAAGATGCCTATATTGTCTCTTACTGATATAATCTTTTTGTAAGCCCTCAATATGTCAGCGTCACGTTCCTTTGTAAAGTCACATCGTGAGCCTTTATGTTTCATCTTATGAGGCAAAGATACAAAAATGTATTGAAATAACCAAATTAATCGGATATGATTAAGTATAGTTAACGGATAAGATTAATAATAAGTTGAAAAGCGTTACTTTTGGGCATTGATTTATAAATTTATACATATATATATGGACGAAAATACAAATACAGAGCAGAATGCTGGTGCTGCAAAACAGCAAGACACCAAGACCAAGAGAGACTTGGCTTTGGAGCGTTTGAAGACCCGCCATCCTGATACGGAGTATGCGGATGATGAGTCTATCTATGGGGCAATCAATGATGATTATGATGCCGACCAGAAGGCTTTGCAGGGTTACAAGGATAACGAGAAGGCTATGGGCGATTGGCTTGGTAGTGACCCTGAGGCGGCTACCTTCCTTCAAGCGATGAAGGCTGGCAAGAGTCCTTATGCTGAGTTGATTCGTACACATGGCGAGGATGCCATTGACTACTATTCAGACCCTGATAATGCGGATGAGATTGCATCGGCTCAGTCAGAGTTCTTGCAGAATGCTGCCAACGGCAAGAAGTTGCAGGAGGAGTATGACAAGAATATGCCTTCCAGCTATGAAGTCTTCGACAAATTGGAAGAGAAGTATGGCGAGGAAGCGGTGAACAATGCTATCGACCAGTGCTTTCAGACTATGCGCAATGTGGTGACAGGCAAGTTCACTGAGGAAATGATTACTGCGTTCATCAAGGCAAAGAATCATGATACCGATGTGGCTGATGCTGCTCACGAAGGTGAGGTTCGTGGTAAGAATAGCAAGCACGTCAAGAACCTTGAACTGAGAAAGAAGGGCGATGGTACTGCCGACCTTGATTCTGCCAATGCAGAGACTAAGCCTACGGACAATCAGCCTGACTTTGGTGCGCTTGGCAGGGCTTCACGTAGGGGTAACATTTGGGAACGTGGAAACGAGAAGAGAACACGTATTCGATAAGGTAAAAAGATAAATTATAATGTTTAATTAATATTCAGAATAACAATGAAGAAAAGTACATTTAATCGGCTGCTTTCCATTTTTCTGATGGTTATGGCAGTTATTTTTGGAGTGAATGGTAATGTGGTCATGGCTGAGGCTGCTCTGCCTGATGGCGGTACTACCGAGAGTGGTCATGCTGCTGAGGCTGGCGGTGCTACCGCTGCCGATGAAGCTGGCAATGGTGGTGCGGCTCGTCAGGATGATGGTATCGCTACCGAAACCAAGGGTCGTGAAGCTTATAACGAGAAAGGTACGGAGTTCTATGAGAACGACATCAACGACAAGATTACCAAGATTCGTCCGATGGCTACTCCTGTTGACCAGATTTCACGCTATGCGACAACCAAGTCTGCAAGTTCGTTTGTGGTAGAATACTGGAGTATCGGCACTCGTCCTATCAAGACAACTGTCAAGGAGGACACCGTGAAGAGTACTGGTACATCTATGGTGTTGAAGGTGGAAGACCCTGAAATGTTCACACAGGATGATACTATCCGAGTGGTAGATGTGAAGGCAATTACCAACTATAAGGGTGTTGCTTATTCAACTATTAAAGATGCTCCTACTCCTGATTTGGAACTTTGTGTTTGCGGCAAGGATAATGAGGGTTATCCTATTGTGTTTGCAGTAAATGGTGAATTGGTTAACAAGCAGGCTATCGGCATTCCAGCCTTGAAGAAGGGTCAGGTGCTTATCCGTATGGCGAAGAGTTGCGGCGAGTTGGATGTTCAGACTGGTCGTTTCAACAACCTTCCTGATTCTGAGACTCAGTTCTGTCAGAACTTTATGATTCAGATTGAGATGAGTACCTTCAACAAGATTGCTGCTAAGCGAGTAGATTGGGACTTCTCAGACATAGAAGAGGATAGCATTTACGATATGCGCCTTGCAATGGAGGGCACTTACCTCTTCGGTGATATGGCTTGTATTAAGCATACTACCAAGAACAACTCTGCCCAGTGGTTCACTAAGGGTATCTGGTGGATGGCTGGTAAGGATATTGAAGTTGGTCATGTTGCAACTACTGATGATATGAAGAAGGGTTACAACAAGAATGAGCGAGTTATCACAGATTTGGAGTTGGTTGACATTTCCAAGGACTTGTTTGTTGGCACTGGCATCGGCAACAAGCGCAAGGTGATTATCGCTGGTTCTGACTTCGTGAGTGCATTCAGTAAGATTGATTCTGACAAGTTCCGCTTGAAGGACACCGTAGAGGTTTGGAACTTGAAGTTCAAGAGTTGGGAGACCGACTTTGGTGAGGTTCTGATGATTCACTCTGAGTTGTTTGACATCTTCGGTATGAGCGACTGTGGCTTTTCTCTTGACCCTGAGTTCTTGGTTAAGCGAGTACACTTGTCTTGGACTCGTAACGTGCTCGACTTGAAGAAGGCTGGTATTCGCAACACCGATGCGGTAGTTATTCAGGAGGTAGCTTGTCTGTACTTGAAGTACCCTAAGGCACACGCTCGTATGCGCCTTGCTGCGGTTCCTGCAACAGAGGGCACTTCTGAAACTGGCGAGAACAAGGCTGCTGCCTAACAGCAAGTAGAATTGCAAGTTTATCATTAAATAGTGAGGGGTGTGGGCACTTGCCCCATCCCTTTTTTAGTAACACATATATATAATAAGGTATAATCATGTTTAATAAATATCAAGCTGGTACAGATTTAGCATTCAGCGTTATGGTAGGTGATGAGAGAATGCGTATTGTCTTTGAGGGTAAAACGATGGGCAACAGTGTCTATATGACAAGAGACCCAAAGGTACAGAAGGCTATCGAGTCTCATTATTGGTTCAACGACAAGTTCTTCTTGGCGGAGAGTATTGACGAGAAGAAGGAAGCTGCTGAGGCAAAGAAGAAGGCTGCTGCCAAGGCAAAGAAGAAAGTGGCTGACGAGAAGAAGACCCACGTAGTGACAGACGTTGAGGATGCCAAGGACTATCTGGCTGAGACCTATGGTGTGAGCCGTTCCAAGATGAAGACCAAGGAAGACATCTTGGCTATTGCCAAGGAAAAGGGTGTTGAACTAGAAGGACTGGAGTAATATGGATAGTTATGCGGTTGAAGGTTTGGTTAGGGAAATCAAAAATATACTTGACCGTAACCAAGAAAATGCAGAGTTGATACCAACGGATTCCGATACGCTCTCTCAGGGTGAGATTATCAAGAGCAAGTTGGTTGACGCAACGAAACTGATAGAGTCCAATGCTCCATTGCAGATGTTATCAGGCTATTCTTACAAGGACAATGGCAGCTTACGGATGGAGGCTAACAACGGCATGTATGTTGGTAAGGTTCCGCTTCCAAAGGACTTGTTGCGCTTGTTGAGTGTTAGGATGTCTGGATGGGAGAGACCTGCTAAGATAATTTCTGAGTTGGACGATGAGTATGGTTGGCAGAGCAATCGTTTTGGAGTCCGTGGAAATCCTCAACGTCCAATCGCTGCCGTGGTTCAAAGCAATGGTGACTTACAATTGGAGCTATATACTTGCAAGACTGCTACGGAAACGCTCAACTGTACATACATACCTATTCCTTATATAGACAACGGTGTCATATTCATGTGCAAGAAATTGAAGGAGTCAATTCTTTATATGGCTGCATCTTTGGTTTGTACGACACTTGGTGATACTGATACAGCTTCAAGTTTGAAGTCCACGGCATTTGAACTTGCCAACATAACAGAACCTTCTAAAACACAATAATCATGGCAAAGAAAAATGATAAGGCTAAGTTGATGTCGCTGAGCAAGGTGGTGGATAGAGATGAACTTGATACCGTCAAGCAGAGTTTCAAACACTACGACCAGCCCTATGAACGAGCGTATGCTGTCCTGCTGGAGGCTCAGCGATACTACAATAACATGGATAACTTCCGAAAGCGAAGATTACGAAACAAGCGATACTGCTATGGAGACCAGTGGGGAGATACCATTGAGTTCAAAAGTAAGTGTGGCTTTAAAAAGCGTATTAGGGAGGAAGACTATATCCGTGAGCAGGGTAGCGAGCCATTAAAGAACAACCTTATCAGAAGATTGGTGAAGAATGTGCTTGGTGTATATCGCTCCCAGAGCAAGGAACCAACCTGCAACGCTAGAGATAAGGATGAGAAACGATATGGTGAGACCATGAGCGTGGTGCTGCAATGTAGCCGACAACTGAACCGAGAGGCAGAGCTGGATGCCCGAACCATGGAAGAGTTCCTGATAAGCGGTGCTGCTATCTATAAGAAAAAGTATGGATGGCGAAGAGGTAGGTTGGATTGCTGGACGGACTACGTGAACCCGAACAATTTCTTCATAGATAACAATATGAGGGATTTCCGTGGTTGGGACGTGAGTTGCTTGGGTGAGGTGCATGACATCACCATCGGCAACGTGCTGCGAGAGTTTGCCAAGTCTCCTGCTGAGGCTCGTAAGTTGAAGGAGATTTACAGACTGGCGGCTAACCGAGATTTCGTGATTGCTGACTGCACCCAGAGATTTGGTGAGTTCGACCCTAAGACCATCGACTTCATGAATCCTGCCAACCCTTCGCTCTGCCGAGTGATTGAGGTTTGGCGCAAGGAAAGTAAACCGAGATACCGATGCCACGACTACAACAATGGCGATGATTTCAAGATTGATATTGAGGATAAGGCTGATATTGTAGATGCCGAGAATGCGGACAGAAGACAGAGAGGATTGGCTGCTGGCATGGTGGAAGATGATATTCCTCTGATTGAAGCTGAGTGGTTCATGGATGATTACTGGCATTTCTATTACCTTTCTCCTTTCGGTGATATTCTGAGAGAGGGTGAGACTCCTTATGCTCATGGAGAGCATCCATACTGCTTTAAGTTCTATCCGTTTATAGATGGTGAGATTCACAGTTTCGTGGAAGATGTGATTGACCAGCAGAGATATGTTAACCGACTTATCACGATGTACGACTTCATTATGCGTGCAAGTGCCAAGGGTGTACTTCTGTGCCCTGAGGATTGTCTGCCTGACGATATGAGTTGGGATGATTTCTGCGATGAGTGGAGTAGGTTTAATGGTGTGGTGAGATACAAGCCAAACAAGAGCGGTGAGGTTCCTCAGCAAGTGGCGAACAACTCAACGAATATCGGTATTGGTGATTTGCTCAGTTATCAGTTGAAGTTCTTTGAGGATATATCAGGAGTGAATGGTGCTCTACAAGGAAAGCCAGGAGTATCGGGAACGAGCGGTTCACTCTATGCCCAGCAGACTCAGAATGCCACCATGTCGCTGCTTGATATATTGGAGAGTTTCAGCCAGTTTATCATTGATGGTGCTTACAAGACCGTGAAGAATATGCAGCAGTACTATGATGTGGCTCGCAACTTCAATATCGTTGGTAGGGCAGGGCAGATTGTACGCTATGACCCTAAGAAGATACGAGACGTTGAGTTTGACATCAATATCACGGAAAGTACGGCTACTCCTGTTTATAGACAGATGGCGAATGAGTTTCTTATGACCTTGTGGCAGAATCAGGCTATCACGCTGGAGCAGTTGCTGCAAGTAGGAGATTTCCCATTTGGAGAGGAGTTGCTGCAATCGGTTGCATCCAACCAGCAAGCCATTCAGAATGGTGAGACTCCACAAGGATTCTCTCCTCAGTTGCAAGCGCAAGTGGCTCAGGCATCACAGAGCAATCCGAAGGCTCAGGCGATGTTGCAGCAGATGATGAGTGGTCAGGGAGTGAGTCCTGACGGACAGACCCCACCGCTTGCAGCTTAATTTAGTTATTAATTTAATAAATAATAGTATGATTGCAGATAACCCAAGCGACAAGGAATGGTATGGCAACGGAAAACCCGATACCAGCCAAGGTAGCAATCCCAATAATGGTATAGCTACAGAGACTAAAGGTAGGGAAGATAAGCCCGAACTTTACGAAAATGATGTACTCGGCAAGGTGTCGAAACGCAAGAAAAACGACATCTGGGCGAGGGGCAAAGAGAAACGAACCAAATATAAGGACGAATAAAGAAAGGAGGTGTTTTTATCGTAACTGTATTTGTCTGATACTCAGATAGCTACAGGAATATTTGCGAGTTTATGGTGCTGTGTTGAAGATATTCTTATCTTTGCAGCATCATAAACTTTTAAATTTTATAGATATGAATTTCATAGAGTTTGTTGAAAAGTATCAGCAGGATATGACTCCTGAACAGATGTTGAATATAGCTAAGGCTATCGGTAAGTATCTCTCGTACAAGTTGAGCGATGTAGAGGTGCATCATCTTTGTGCGATGGTGCATGGTGTGTTGAGCGAAGAGCACTTTGACAAGTATTTTGCTGATGATGCTATCAGTAAGATGTGGTATGAGGATGCTGATGGAACCAAGCACATGGCTCCTTTCTTCACGGACGAAGAAATAAAGGAGGTTTTCGATAAACATAAGGATGATATATCAGACTATACCATCCATGATTTGGCGGTAACTATGAATTTACTGAGGAGTGACCATCATGTTCTGCTGGAGCGATATAGTGAGGATGCAGGGGAGTTGAAGGAAATGGTAGTGTTGATGGCGATAGAATATCTTCAAGACCCAGACTGTTTGCATCCAACGAGCAAGATATGGCATAACATTAACGGATAAGATGATGAATTGAAAGGCATAACTTATCTTTGCGTATTATTAATATTTTAAAAAAGATAAGTTATGTCTCCAAACGTGCGTGAAGGATTGCAATATAGTGCAGCTATAGGAATGCTTTTGAGCGGTGTTGTGCTTACATTCCTATCATTCTTTCTCAACAATTATGTAGTGTCGGATGGTGTGCTCTGGTATGTCAGCCAGACTTTGGTTTACTCAGGAGCAATCTTCGGAGTAAACGTTTATTTTAAGACCAAGTTGGGCAACTTTGAAAGCAGGGTTAAAAGCGAACTTGCGAGTATAATGAAACAGGTAAAGGAGGGTAAGTAATGAAGGTAACAAGAGAACAGATTTTGGCTATTATGCCGAATGCCAAGGATAAGGTGGATGATTTTCTGCCTTACATTAATGGTTATGCTGAGGTATATCATATTGATACTCCTATACGTATGGCTCACTTCTTGGCTCAGATTGCTCATGAGAGTGGCGAACTGAGATATACCAAGGAACTCGGCAACAGGAACTACTTCCGTAAGTATGATGTTGGCAGATTGAAGAATATGCTCGGAAACCTGAAAGATGGTGACGGGTATAAGTATCGTGGTAGGGGATTGATACAGATTACAGGCAGGGCGAACTATCAGGCTTATCAGAATAGCAAGCACTGTACTGGTGACATCATGGAGCATCCTGAATTGCTGGAGAAGCCTTTGGGCGCAACCAAGAGTGCAATGTGGTGGTGGTGGAAGCACGACCTGAACAAACTGGCTGATAGTGATTGTTTCGTGGCTATTACCAAGACTATCAATGGTGGAACTAACGGCTTGGAATCAAGGCGAAAGTTCCTAACAAGAGCAAAGAAGGTTTTCAATGTTTAGTCTATGAAAACAAAGTGGTATGATACTTATTTTTGGCAAGTAGCACTCTACGTGATTGGTATCTTGCTGGTGGCATTTCTTCTGTCGGGATGCAAAACGAAGTACATTCCGATGGAAAAAATTGTATATCAGAATGTGATAAAACACGATACGCTGCATACTTATGATAGCGTTTTTGTGCGTGATTCTATATATCTCAGACAAAAGGGAGATACCTGCTACCTTGACCGATGGCATGAGAAAACTATCTTCAAGAATGTGTATAAGGTTAAGGTAGATTCCTTCCTGAAAAGAGATTCCATCCCAGTTCCCTATCCTGTAGAGAAGGAGTTATCCAAATGGGAGCAGTTTCAGTTGAAGTATGCTGTATGGTCATTTGGTGCACTCTGTATGCTGCTAATCATATTAGGTTACAAACTCTATAAAAAGATAAAGAATGGCAGATTTCACATTGACAATCAGGAAAAATGACATCTATGAAGAGGTAGCGAAGACTACTGCTTACATAGGCAAGAATACAACCGTAGAGGATGGCAAATCGGCTTTTGACAAGATATTCGTGACGGAGGCTGACTTGGCGATGATTGAGCGGTTCTTCAATGAGTCTTTGGATTCGCTAAGAAACGTTATGAAACGATTTATCTCAGGTGGCTCAGGAGTAGATGGGACTATCACTTGGGAACTCGAAATGCCAAGCAGATTCGATGAAAATCTACTCAGTTCCATCAATTCGTCAGCAAACTCGTTCATGGTAAATAGCATTATAGGGAAGTGGTGCGAGATTACCACAAACGACAAGGTAAAGGAATATGCAGATAACGCTGCTGCATTATTGCTCGACATTAAGGATAAAGCGTTCTACAAAAAGAAACCGACACGAACTAAAATATCATAGTATGGCAAGAAAAAGTCTAACGATTACGTTGTATATGAGTGAACTCATTTACGACTTCCAAAATAAAGCGTTCTTGACAGGACGTAGTAGAAGGGCTGCCGATATGGATGCTGAGGTGGCAAGTAATATTCAGGCGAGCGATGATGATGAAGACAAAAATCAGGCATTGCGTAGCATTCAGAATGCGTATAGTCAACTGCTTGTGGAGTTGAGTGAATCAGTACAAACTGACAATGGTACTACAGCTTCCAACGAATTGATTAATGATAGTACCGATATTGTTATCAACCTGTCCCTTCCATCAAACTATCCGCTCGCCTTAAAGGATGCTCTTACAAGTTCTATCCATGACTACATTATCAACAAGGCTTTGATGGACTGGTTTATTATTACAAACCCTAACGAGTCGAAGCCGTATGCAGAATTGTCGGTTGCAGCTATCAAAAACCTGCATGAGGTCTTCAACAGACGTGAGAGACCAAGTAGAACGGCTCCAAACGTATAAGAAAGGAGGCATGAATGAAAGAATGCAGAGTTTGTAACCTTGGGTACAAGGTAATGATAGAGCTTCAGAAGAAAGAACTGGTGTTTGACATCAAGAATACGGCTGCCGTTTATGCCGACTCTATTTCTAGTTCTGTAGCGGATTCCCATTCTATTCACAATATCTATGATGTAGGCGAGGATGGTAATCGGGATAAACTGGCAAGGATTCTTGACTCAGCAGTAGAAGACTGTAACGAAATGCTTTTCAGGTACACCAAGATGAAAATGCTTGGTGGCGGCTTTGATTCTAATGAATGGGAAGAATGTATAGGTTCGCCTACTAATGAAGAGAAAGCCTACTACTTGGCGATGAGGATGCCACAAGGCTTCTCGAAGACAAGTGTGCATACCATGACGGTATATATTCACGATTATATTGTAAACCAGTGCTTATATGAGTGGCTGATGATTGTTTATCCTGATGGTGCTGACAGGTTCTGGGCACTCGCTGAGGATAAGAAGCAGAAGATTAAGGAAGCAAGCAATCGGTCGGCTGGTAGGGCAAGAATTGCTTTGCATCCATTTTAAGGTTTTTGATTAAGATAAAGCAAGGGTAGCTATCCATCACGGACTGCTACCCTTTAGTTTTTATAATGAAAAAGAAAATTATTATCTAAGTTTATTCTGTAATCTCTCTTGGAACTCAGCAGATATACCGCTTATAGATTCGTTTGTGGCAAGATTGCCAATGAGTGCAATCCTGAAATATTTGTATGGAGAGCCAGCCATTCCTCTGAGATATTCGTTGATTGATGTCTTAATGAGATACCAGTCGAAGAGGTTATTACTTCCATACAAAACCATGGCGCACTTGCCATTTGTTTCTTTTCGGAAATATCCTCTTGCTATGCAAGTAAATATAGTCTTGTAAACCTCTTTGTCGCTTATAGTAAGAGGTCTGCTGCAAAGGAAATAAGGAGTACTGGAAAATGGTTCTTCTACATATACATTAAGAATCTTGCCATCCTTATTGGTAGCGTATGACTCTGGATATATATTGACTCGCTTGTTGAACACATTCTTCATTGCTCCCCACATCTTACTCTTCAACGAATAAACGTAAGCGTATGCTTGGTTCGGGTTAAAGACAATGATACGATTATTGTAGTAGTCGTAAATCATATCAGCCGATTTAAGATAGTCCTTGAAACGGATATAACTTATCTCTCCTGACTCTGTTTCGTTGGTGGCTATAATCTGTTTAGCGTACTTCATTTCCATGAAGTTGAAAGGATAGCCATCAAGCTGGTCTGTAATACAGATAGAATTTCTTCCTTGCTGCATCATGATACCTCTATTGGTTGGATAGAGTACCGCATCATCTATCTGCAATATTCCGTTTGGGTTGGAACAGATTTCTCGGTTGGCTGGTTGGCGAGCCACATAGGTTCCTTCTCCACTCAACATCAACACCCATACTCCTTCATCTGTAAAAGCGTAGAGTGGAGCTTCACCAAACTGACCTTCGCTGATTGGTCGGGTGTTAGCTGCCAGTGCTGAGATAATAGATGAACCTACTTGTACGCTATTCTTTGCAGGGAAGACTAAAGGATTCTCAGCTTCGCTGACCTTGATTAGGGAAGCAAGTTGTTCTATTTTCGCTCCATCGGAATCGCATTTTTGGGAAGCTTCATCGTAAAAATTGCTTGATGTTGAAGTAAAGGTGTCTCCTTGCCTTCTTGTTAATACACCTCCTTTATTTGAGAGTTCGTATTTTTGCATAAAAGAGAATATTCCATTCTCAGCATTAAATATATAATACGACATACCAAATGTTTCTGATTGGTGAAGGTTGATGTTTCTAAATCCAATCTCGTCCATGAGCTTGCCTTTGTGTTTGATGTATAATTTGACACTTTTTGCATCTTGAAATGGAACTACAAATATAGGATTTAAAGGGTATTGCACAGTTGCCTTATAGTAATACTTGTTATCAATGATAGCAATAACCTCCGCTGTATCAGAACTCTGTTTTTCAAGGTCGTACCAACCTTCGTCTGTCAAAGGAACATCCATATAATTTCCAAGTATCGTGTTTATTTTCTCAACAGGGAAAGAAGTGCCTGATGAGTTGAGTTCAAATTTATATATTGGGTTTGGTGAAAATATGTCGTTGATGTAGTTTTGTATGTTAGCCAAGTGAAGTCTATTGTTGTATGCTATAGCACAAGAACCACCAATAGAGGTTCGCCCCATGTCTGCAAGCGACAAAGATTCTTCTGTTCCCTGCACATTCAACAAATCAATGTCTTTTCCAAGGTCTTCCTTTGTTATATAAACGGAATGATAAAAGGTAAGGTTATCAAATTCCCTGTATAATGAAGACTTCTTTAAACGTTCAAATGTAATAGTACCTTTTCTCTTTTTTAAATTATTAACCGTTTCTGTTGATGTTGCGTCATACCCTTTATCTAAGTAAAGAAAATCAGTTCCTTTTGTTAGGAAAACATCTACTCCTTGAACAAAATCTTCTATACCAGTTAGGTCGAGTTGAACATTTATCCGATGTCTGTGAATATAGCCGCTGGCACGAACAAATTTATAGTATTCTGTATTTTTTATTGTCTCTTTGTCTGCGTTGTAATAAAAGCTGTTATTTAGATTATCCTTTGGACAAAGAACGAACAAGTTTGAAATGTTACTATAAGTTCCATCGTATAGCCTCAAAGCAACTACTCCAAATACTAAATATTTGAAGTAAGTATTACCATTTTCACTCATAGCCTTATTAATCATTGAGTCAATGGCATTCCAAATTGTTTTAGTTCCATTTGGTTTGGTTCCTTCAAAAATCAAATTATCGTAATCTTGCGAACCAAAAGATGATGTCCAAAAGCAACCTTGAAAATCATCGCCAAGTTGAGCTATGGCATCAACTTCAACTCCTGACGTGTTTGTTACGGAAAAAGTATAGTTGAATGCGTTCTTGTTAAAAATATTGTAAGAATCTTTATTCCAAAAAGCATAAAGTATGTTTTTGTCTCCTACAAAGCAGATAATATTTCCTATAGCAGTAACTGAGTTAACCTTGAAGTCTCCGAGGTTTAACTCATGAGGTGTTCCGTCTCCTCCCTTTTCTGTCCAGTACCATGAATAAGGAGAACTGTTAGTACAATTCACAATGTAGTGTGAATGATTTTTGTTTTCATGTGTCACATTATGTACGTACCTGATGGAACAGGAATCGTTTGGAAGCGTGATGTTCGGCTCTGCCACTACTGGCTGGTGGATAGGGTGTAGTGCCCCATCCTCGTTGATGAGGTTGAGGCAGGTTGCCAACTCCCCATCCTGGCAATCATAGTCGGATGGAGAGTTGGTGAGTCCTTTGAAAATTACTTCTTGTCTTGTTGCCATGTGCTTGAATTTAAGTTTGGTCGCATGATTTCGTAGTATGGCTCGCCTTTGCCTGACTTGCGTGGAATACAGGTCAGGCGAACCGCTCTATTGAGCGGAAGATTGTAATCATCAAGGATGGCGGTGATGGAAGGAAGGTCACTTCGGAATCCAACCTTCTTATGCTCCTGATTGAATTGAAGCTGAGTGAAGGCGGTGTTTGACTTGCGAAGTTCTTCCCAGTCCTCACGCATACAGAATCCGTATGTTCTTCTGTCTGATAACCTGAACACGAAGACAGAGTAATCTGTTCGCTCCTTCTGCATGATATGGTCGTAGATACCCTTGGAGAGTGTGACAGAGTTCGCTCTTCCGTCCAGTATCACAAAATTGTTGCGATGCCTGAAACCATTGACTTTATCTATTATATATTTGAATTTCATTTCACAAAAATAATAAGTAAATTGATAAGATATGTATTATCTATTAACTTTATCTCCGATACTACTTATTTGCCAGTTCCTTCGCTTCTTCAAGTGATACTGGCTTTCCGCTAAGAGGAATACGGAAGTCGAACTTGGAACGGAAGGAGTAGTAGCCTACGAAATCGAAGCTCTGTTTCATTCTCTCATCGGTGGTGATGTACTTCTTGTAAGCCTTCACCTCCTTCTCTGAGCGGTAGATAGAAGAGTTGACGAAGTAAGAACTGGTTCCCTTGTTTGCGATAACTGCAATAAAGAACTGCTTGCCAAGGAATTTCTCCTTGATACGTTGGATAATTGAGATTTTCTTTGTATTCATATTGTAAATCTGATTAATTATTATGATGAGTGCAGATAGGCTGCACTATACTATTCCGCAAGATACGATACAATCTTCTTTGTTGACACCTCGATAGTATTCACATCGCTGGCAAGCAAGACTACCTACCATTATGATTTCGTGAGTGTATCTGTCTTGTATGGCGAAAGGGCATGGAGTGGTGTATTCAAAGTGTCCACCGATAAACTCGTTGACGTTATATTTTGGATATTTCATTTGGTTTGTATAAATCAAGATTTTTATAGTGTTTTCTTGTAAATGTGAAAAAGTTTGTATTAGTTCTGCCACATGACTTTGGCTCAGGGCAGAATCCTCTGTAAACGCATTGAGGAACGCAAGCGGATGCAAGATAAGGCTCTATTTGAACCAACTCGTCAATTACCTTATACCATACCTCTCTTGTTTCCTTGGATGCCTTGTTGCATAGTCTTAGCTTAGAAATGTTGATAATCTCCTGAGCGTTGAGGGATAGCTGCAAGTTGACCAAATCATCCTGTCGCATATCGTGGCGAGATACATTTGAACCAGTAATATCTGGTCTTGATGTAGAAACGAATGGCTGAGCATGGACGTGGCGAACAAAGTGGTTGCTCACCCAGTATGGTATGCCGTACATCTTAATATCGAACTCCAATTCTCTGAGCGGTGAATGCTCGCTGAGAATCATCTGTTTCTTGAACTCATCGCTTGGCTCACGTCCTAACGACTTCTTGCCTTGCGTAAACCGAGCGGCATCTACAACACGCTGCCAGTCGGTTACTCTTGTGATTTCTATTTTCATTATTCTATTTTGCAAATTATCTTATTAACATTACATACTTGACTGTTACCTTTGTCTGACAAGAATATGGTAATTGTTCCATGGCTCTTGCTTTTCGAGCCTTTCTTGCATTCTATTGGTATTGTTCTATAGCCATTAGCAACAATCATACAGGTGTCCTGATAATCATTGCTAATCACGATATGCTTATGTTCGGCTTCTGTCTTGCCAGTGCAACCAGCAAGTAATATCGCATACGCTAATAATAGTTTTTTCATACGCTACTTCTTTTTATGGCAAGGACAGCTTTCTGCGTGAATTACACAAACTCCGTGTTTCGTGTCCACAAGCAGATAGTCATGCCCATTATTAGTAAATACTGTTGTACTAAATTCTTTTGCTGGTTCTTTTCTATTAGCCAATGAACAAACACCTTCAAAAGTCAACGCTCCTACAAGCAAACACAAGACAAACCAAACGGCTGACTTGATTAAGTTTAAAATCTTATTCTTCATATACTCATGCTTCATTTCTCACATTCCTTTCTATTGAACTTATTGCCTACAACTTTCCATTTCTTGAACAATACCAAGAAAGAGACATCTCTGTCTTGGCATTCATCTTCATTCATCGGAACAAAGCCTAATACGCAATCAAACCAAGTTACCGTTCTCTTCTCAAATGGGAACTCTGGATTTTCGATAATGTCTCCTTCCCACACCTCTTCCGCATAAAAATCTTTCAATCCTGTGAACTGGCAGACTGTAGAAGGGTCAACCTGATAAGCGGGATTTCTGTTTAACTTGCTTTCTTTCTGACGATTCTCAATGATGTAAGTGTTGTCATTCTCCTCGTAGAAATAGCCTTTTATCCATTCTCCGTTGTCAAGACGTTTAGCCTTGAACTTGATATTTTCTATTTTCATAAGCTATAATTCTTCTTTTTCAAATTCACTCTTTGGAACACGATAACAAACTGCTTTTCCATAAAAACACTCTACACCTTTTAATGGTAGTGACTTTTCTAAAATATTATGTACCTTTGTGCCTTTTCTAACACTAATAGCTATATAATCATAGCTATTATTTAACATCAATAGCGAGTTATTTGTCATATACACCTTGCCCTTCTTGGAAAGATTACTATGATTGATTGCAGGCTGGTAGTACAATCCACTAGCCTTATGTCTGATTCTGTAAGGTTTTGTCATAACTATTCCTCCTCTTTTATATAAGGACAAACGACTACCTTTCGATAGTACTTACATTTATTCTTGTAATCACAAAAATCACATAAACAATACGCCATAACTATTCCTCCACTTTTACACCGAATGGAGTACCATCGGCAAAGATATAATCTTCAAATACTTTCTTATAGCTAAAAGGAGTTTCATTTAATCCAATTACTACTTGATTTGCAATACATTTAAGTATGTAATACCCACTTTCTGTATCTTTCATCTTCACCCACCCAAACGGCTGATGCTTCAGCATTTCTGCCCAGCATTCTTCTGCATCCTTGAATGGGCGATACTTTGGTTCTGGCTTGATGCGGTAAAGGTTTGGAGCACAGTTAAAATGTGGTAGTATAGCAGTTATCCACATTCTTTTAGTCTTGTCAAAAATTTCAATTTCTTTTCCTTCTGCGTATGCCTTAATTATCGGCAATAGCTGTTTTACATTTTCTCTTGTCATACTCAATCCTCCTTATAAGGTGATGCATCTTCATTGTCTTGTATTAAACCACATTCTTTGAAGACTACTCCGAAGCCAAATTCTCTATCTGAGTCAGGAATTATTTCTTCTACAGTGTCTATGTAATCGCCACAACTAATATGAACAATAGCTTTATCTCCAATTTTTAGACTATGTAAATCTATCATATTCTCTTCTTTTTACCCTCTCCCTGTTGCCAAGGAGAGGATAGTTAGTTACTTCTGAACTTCAACAAACTTTCCGTTTTTAAGTTGATACCAAGTATCAGCCTTGATGTTTTCTCCGTCAACGTACTCTGTCTTAACGCATACTGGAACATTATGATTTTTCTCATCGCTCCATTTCCACTCTGCCAGCGTTATCCATGAGCCAACTTTCGCTTTTGCTATTGAACAGTTTCCAGCACACATAATAATGGAATCTTCTCCAGTGCTATCAATCTTAGCAGAGTCACCGCTTGAACCAATCTTAGCAGAGTAACCGCTTGAACCAATCTTAGCAGAGTAACCGCTTGAACCAATCTGAGCATAGTCACCGCTTGAACCAATCTGAGCATAGTCACCGCTTGAACCAATCTTAGCATAGTCACCGCTTGAACCAATCTTAGCAGAGTAACCGCTTGAACCAATCTGAGCATAGTCACCGCTTGAACCAATCTTAGCATAGTCACCGCTTGAACCAATCTGAGCAGAGTAACCGCTTGAACCAATCTTAGCATAGTCACCGCTTGAACCAATCTTAGCAGAGTAACCGCTATCGTTCAACGCACCATCTGCCTTAACTTTAGATGGTGAGGTAATATCTTTCAGCCACTCGACACCAACCTTAATGATGTCTGCCAGCTTCAACTCAGCCTTAATCTTGATATGCGAAGAACAAACCTTTGTCGAATTTCCTTCTTCATCAATCTTACCAGACTGTTCTACCTCTGCATAGCGAGAGTTAAGCATATCATAGTAGTTCCACACTTCCATTGGAGACTTGCAAGCGTGGAAACCTCGGTTACAACACTTGATTTCTCCGTCCATTTCATACTCTTTTCCAACTTCGTACTGGAAGTTACGGCATTTCATATTCTTGTCGAAAGCCTTGTATGAGGTGATTACTTTTTCATTCATATTACTATCTATTTATGCCAGAAGGCGGTAATTAATCCATTAAATCTTCAACTACATTTGACAGCCTTCTTGCTTTGTCTTGCAAGAACTTAGGAAGCTCATCTAAATCAGATGACTTTAATCTTATGATACACAATACACCTTTTGCTATCAGTATTGATAGAATTAACAATAATATTACCATTGTGTATATGGAAAACTTCATAATTGCTATTATTCTTTTCATTCTTACACTTTTATTTCAATTTTAATACCTAAACCAAAGAAATAATGTTGTAGTTGCTGAACATAATGAATGATTGGCAATTTAAATATCTTTGGTGAAAAATGCCTGTTAAATTCCTCAAATTCTGCACAATCTCCTATGTTTTCATTTAACCAAAATATTGCAACGTTATCGCCTCCTAAATATTCTCTAAAAATTCTCTTCCACCCATTCTTCTCTAATATGGCAGGAGTAAGACTTACAGGCTTTATCTCATCAATGTAAACAAAACAATACGTCATCCCTTCTTTATGGCAAGATAAGTCAAAGTGATAGCTGTCTCTAGGCTCTTTAATGACCATTACTTTGTTGTCATACATAACAATATCGCCAATTATATATTTCGGTGTCATACGCTTTACTCCTTCACTTCTTTAAAAATTACATTTTTACCATCTGAACGGTCTCGTATAGAACATTTTACCTTTCCATTTCCATTACACTTGCCGAAAGATGTTCTAAAGAAACAACCATAACAAGATAATTCTTCAACAACTTCAAGAGTAATGGTTACTCTTTCTCCAACTTTAAATTCTTCCATACGCCTAGTCTTTTATATATTCATTTACTTCACCCAAAACCCGTGTTAGCAGGTTCTTTAGAATCTTCAATTCATTATTAGAATATGTTACTATTGGATATCCATCAAGGGTAGTATCGCCAAAGCTACGACTTATCTTTAATGAGTATTTATTCTCTTTCATTTCTCTCCTCCTTCCTTTGGCAGTATGTCAGATAAATAAGCCCACTTGATGATTTGGCATCTGCTAATCGAATGTCTCCAAGATTCCTTATTCCAAAGAATGGATTCTTTAAACTGTAGATAAGCATCGTTATCAAAACCAAGAGTAATAATATCGCTCTTGCTCTTATCTGGCTCTTCTGTATTTGGATGCCACAAATTCTTCAAGAACTCATTGATAGCCCACTTAACACCTAGTCCAATAGCTTCTTTGATGTCCTCTTTGTAGAACATTTCCTCTTTAGCATCATTGTCGAAGACTACTTCTTCGCCATTTAACAGGAATCTATCTTCATAGATTTCTTCCTTTGCAGCTTCTATTTTCTTATCGTCTATCATACTACTTCACTCTTTTGAAATGAATATTTTTGCCATCCTTACGCTCGGTACTGCCGCACTTAAATCCGGTGCAAGTTTCTGCGTACATATCACTTGCGAACTCGTAAAAGAAGCATCCGTTGCATTCTCCTTTCTTGTCCTCAACCACCTTCAGGGTAATCTCAGAACCTACAGGTAATTCTTCCATAAGCTTAATTTCTCATTATGTGACACTTTACAACCTTGTTTTTTGCAAGAGGTTGTGAGTTGTTGAAGTTCTTGATAAACTCTTGTTTCATCTGCTCAGGAAAGATGGGTTTGGTCGGCTTTGGGATGGTGATGGTAGCCTGAATCTTGCTACCATCACTCAAAGTCATTAAGCATCTTCTTGAAATCTGTTCTATTCCAAACATATTCTGTCCTCCTAATATTTATATCCGGGTAGATACGGACGAGTTTCGTTGTACTTCATTTTTAACCTGATATGTTCAATCAGGTTGATATTGTTACTGTGGGCAATCGCAAAGATGTCTATTAGCATTTCCTGAAGATGTTTGGCGAGATACCAGTTTGGGGAATCATTCAAGTCACAGACTCCTATCTTTTCGATTTGTCTGTATAGGTCTTCTACTATATTACGCCCAAAGATAAATTTAGCCAATGCGTATTCATCTTTTATGTCTTTATCTCCCATGAGTTCGATTTTTGCGCTATCCATGATACTACCCAAGAGTGATAGAATACGAATAGCGATGTCGGCAATCTCAGACTCTACTGTGCCTTCCAATGTGTTTCGGTAGGCGGTCGGAATGTCCCTGCCCATTTCAATCTCGCTTTCATAGTCTTCGATTGAGCCGTGTCTGTCCTTTCTGTCGGCTTGTAAAGCTTCGCTCATTTCTACAATGATAAACATCAGGTAGAATGTAGTATCAATACCAGTATCAGAGTAGAAGCCCTTGCTCTTTGCAGCCTCATAGGCTTGTTTAGATAAGACCTCCAAGTCTTCCTTTGTAATTATTCCTAACTTTTCTTCCATTTTGATTTATAAATTTTTGATAGTATTTATTTGTTTCAATCCACATAGCTTTGCTATGACTTGATAGTGAATGCCGTATCGTTGAGTGTTCTGCACCATCTTATCTTTCCTTCTGCACATAATTCGTTGAGGGCTTGCTGCGGTTGATGGAATCCTCGTTTGATGATTTCTGCGGCAAGAACATGATTTGGAACGATGTGCGCTGCCTTACGCTCTTCCTGAATCTCAGCGATGATGGCTAAGATTTGTTCTTTTTCTGTCTTCATTTGGTGGGGAAGGTAAGAATGATACGTGAGTTACTTGTTGCTGGAACATTAATTGCTCCCACTTTCCGTTCATGTCTTGCTGGTACCACAAACCATCGTGCATTGTCCCGATGATTGGGTTGCCTTTGTACCATAGTATCATGGTCTTGTGGGTAAAGAGGGCTTTGTGCGCTTTACTGATGCGCTTTCCTATCTTGATATATCCGAAAATATTCATAAGCTAAAAGAGTGAAAGCTGACCGCTCTTGTCGTGATAGTGATTCCCTGATGGAAATATCAGTTCATCGAACATGGCAGTCAGGCAGTTGGTGACTATTGAGTTTCCTGCAAGTGCGTAGAGTTTGCTCTTACAGATAATGAGTTGACCAGACTTCTCCTTGCTCAGGAGTTTATCTATGTCAGCTTCATGAACTCCCATCAGGCGGAAACAATCTCTTGGAGTGTACTTCCTGATTTGGATGGAGTATTTCTTTCCGTTAGGTGCGGTGTGGATGATTTCTTTTTTTTATGATGGTTACGAATGTTATTCTCTTTCCTCCTGTTATTATATCTCGCTTATGATTAATACTAAGTTGTCTGTGAAGAAACTTGTGATGGTATTACTGAGTCCGTCTGTACGTGGTGTTCTATGTTTCATCTTTGCGTGGAAGCTGCACTTGTGAGTGTCGTATGCTTTGCGTAGCATCCTTCCATCGGCTGTTCGTTCCTTGTAGAGGATGGCTTTTCTCATATCTCTTTGACAATTAAGAATAGTGGAATGCAATTACCTCCGTGACCCATAACAGAATTGAGAGTAGGAGAGATTCCCTTGGTGGAATAGACTCTGGTCTGCTGCTCTATTCTGCCTTTGATTTTGAGGTTGGCTAACCTTATAATTTTGTCGCACATTAGATTTTCTTGATGATTAAAACTCCACCTTTCGGATAATGAGCCGTGTCAATGAAGTTCATTACACTTGCCATACCTATACTGGCTGTAACTGCAACAGAGCATCCATCAGCCGTTTTTGGTATCGCTATCTTCTGGGTATAGTTTTTGGATTGCTTCATTGATGTCTGCTTTGGAGAGATACTTTTCGAGGTGTTGTTGTGACAAGAAATATTCGGGAGCAACATTGTCTTCTAACATATCCTCAACCGTAGTCTCTAACTTGATAGGAGAAGGGAAATGATACTCAGGGTTCGGCTCGTCTTCTGTGCGTAGGATGGAGATTACGAAGATACGCTCACGATGTTGAGGCACACCATAATCTTTTGCGTCCAGTACCTTGTAGAAGGAGGTGTAACCGAAGGAGTCGAGGTCTTTGAGGTACTGGAAGAAGTACTTTCTCATCTTCTCGGATAGGAGACCTTTCACGTTCTCCAGCATTACATATTTCGGTTTCTTGACTGCCAGCATTCTCTTCTCCTGAAAGATGAGGGATGAACGTGTACCGCTCCCTTCCTCGCCACCTTGCCTGAGACCAGCATTTGAGAAGTCTTGGCATGGAGAAGACCAACTGATGAAGTCGAAGTCTGGAACCTCGTTCCAGTCAATTCTTGTCACGTCACCGAAGTTAGGAATATCCCACCCATGCAAAAGTCTGTAGGCTTGAATAGCAGAAGGCTCTATCTCCGAATATCCTACTATCCTGAAGTCAAACTCAGGATGGTTCTCTTGAAGGTACTTGAAGGCGAGACTCTGACTACCATATCCAGCGAACGCCTCGAATACTCTGAGAGGATGCTGCTTGTTGTATTTGCTGATTGCTATCATTTTATTTATGTCTGTGGATTCCATTCTATACCCAAACGCTCTAACGTACCATTGTCACGATATATCTCCAACTGAGATTTACAGAAGCTCTTTGGATTCTTTTCGAGAACCTCTATCATGCCAAAGATGCGTTGTCGAAGGGCATGATTCTTTGCCTCGTTCGTATTCCGCTCCTGTTCAGCCTTCGTCTTTGCGATAAGCTGGCTTATCTCAGATGGTTGCTCGTTGATAACTGCTGGCGGTGGCGTTGCTCCGATAAGTTCGTCTTCCCATCCTCGCTGGTTGAGGAATGTCTGGAAGTTCTTTCTGTACTGCTTGTCGGGTTGGGAGAGTACATATAATGGAATATACTCTATAGCTGCCTTGCGGTCTTTCTGGCTCATAGAGTTCCACTTCTTTTCGAGTTTGGCTTTGCAACCTACCTTTTTGTCGTACAAGTTCCATGCTCGCTCAAAGGTGTATTCGTCTTTGACTTCCTTTGGTGGAGCAGTAACCTTGTAGCCGTTTTCTTCAAGAAGTTGGATGGCTTGTCTGATTTCTTCTGTCATAGTTCACCATTTAGATAATTGTCGATTGCTTCCATAAATTCATCTATAGAGCGGACGATGATATACTTGCCACCATGCCGTTCCACTTCAAACTGGAATACTCTCTGCGCTGGTTCCTGTCTGCCTTTTGGAGTCTTGTTCTCTATACATAGGAATCCATACTGAGAGGTGCGTTTCAGGAGTAGCATATCTGATACTCCTGCCTTCATACCTTCTTCTTTCAGCCATGCGGCTTGTCGGGAGGTTCGCTTGCAGCCATTCGGAACGGCAAAGAAGACACCTTCAAGGTCAGGATATACCCCACGGATATACCTGACCTCTGCGGCTTGCAAGTTGTGCTCATCATAGGATGAACGTTTGCGTATCTTCTTGTCTTCCTGTTCTAACTTTGCCTTGATTTCAGCGTAACTTGTCATTACCAGTCAGTTGAGAAAAGGTCGTTGAGAGATTCTTCACCCATCAGGCGGATGGCTTCGAGTGCAAGGTCTTCACTCTTGAAGTAAACGTTTGCGTCGTTTATTGTCATAACACATACAGAAGAGTAACTTTCTCCATCATTAACGATAGACCATTTTTTTTCGTTGCTGCGAAAGTCAGGTTTCCATCCCTTGTTAAGATACTTGGCGATGTTCTGTAACTTGTTAAAAGCGACTATACGTTTAGCCTGAGCCCTAGATGTGCAGTTGTTAATGTCCCTATAACTGCAATATTTTAAAACATCTGCCTCGATGATTTTACTAGAAATCCAGAATGTTTTCTTGTATAAGAAGAGTTCCTTGCAAATATCATCATAAGTGATAGGCTTGCCTTCCTTATCATCAGGAGCTTCTGCGTCTCCTTCAATCTTCTTGCGAACCATCAACTTACCTTCCTCATTGAAGAAGAAAGAAAGACCATCAGGGGTAGGGTACTCAACTGCCGAACCATCAGCAGGAATACGCAACTTAGATAAGGTTGCATTGCCGTTGTTGATGTTGTTGATGTCCTTGTTGGTAATTCCTTCTGCATGAATATCAGGAGTCTTTTTTGCTTCTTCTGCCATTTTTTTAGCAATCATTTCTGTACCCTTGCCAAGTAGTGCTCCTAGCAGCATTGATGCAAATGGTGATAACTCTGTTTTGTTGTTGCGCTGACGATTATGTCTGTTGTTGCGCTTGTCGTTTCTACGTGTCATATCAACTATAATTTTGTAATATGTTATTAAAATCGTCTTCTGTAACACCATTGGCTACCATGATGGTAAGAATGGTGTCTAAGACCTTGGAATATACTTCATTAAAGGCTTGCTCATCCATCTTGGCGAAGGAGATAGACTTGGCTCTCTCTAAGAACTTCTGTCCGTTCAGGTCGTAGAGCGGTTCGCTGAATCCTGATGTTATCAGAAGCTGCTCACGAAATGTATCTACTGAGCGTAGGTTTGTGCGCTGCTGCTCTGTAAGACAATCCCATGCCGCACGGATAAGAGCGAAGAACTTGCGATGAAACTTGATGTTCCTTGGTCGAACTATATTCGCCTTGACGATTGTTCCAACCTTTATCTTTTTCATTTCCTCGTAATCATCATCCGAGTATGGGCGAAGACCGGTTGATGTTCGTACAAGATGGATTTCCATACTTTATTTATTAACGTTGAGGGAATGGGATATTTCCTTGCTGACCTCCTGAATATTGAACACCCTGCTGAGTAGCTTGACCGCTCGCATTAACCTGTGGGGGAAATTGCTGCTGAGGTGGTGCGTAATATCCACCCTGTTGTTGAGGGTTCTGAGAAACCTGACCTTGCGGTTGAGCGCTTGATCGGTCAACTTTCCAGCAGTCTAACTGATTGAACCAGCGTCCTTCCTTAGACTGACGTGCTTTCAGTCCGATGTGAGCGGTGATGATTTCGCCTAACTGGATATTGAACTGCTGCAACTTGTCAGAACCATGCACTTGGATAACGGCTCTTGAAGGGTATTGCTCGTTCAACTCTTCGATGGTATATTCACACGAACTCCATTGAGTTCCGTTTTGAGAAGTTCCCATCTGAACTTGCCCTGCTGCAATAATCTTGCCTGTAAACTTTACGTTCATATTTAATTAATTAAGTTTGATTCTTAACGATGGCTTGGTAGCCGTTTCTTTCAGATAATACTCATAGTGGTTTGGCTCCGTGTCCTTGAAGAGCTTCGTATCGAAGGTTTTCTTGGTCGTAGCTGCCACATAAGAGTAAGAGGCGATATTAGTCTTGATGGATTTCTGCTTGTTGTCCTCCATCATCTTCATTATCTTTTCCTTCAAGCCGTCCTGTACAATCTTCATTGCATCAATACGAGCGGTTATCAGGCGATACTCCTGCTCCAATGCCGAGAACTGTTCAGGTACTTCTACCTTATACTGATAGTCTGCATCGTCAGTAAGATAAGCGTTGATTAACTCATCTATCTGCTCATCTGATACTCTTGGTAGCGGCTGGAACTTGCTCTGTCCGTTCTTGAACCACATACAAACAATCTCCTTCACTTTCAGGTCGGGGTTCTGTTCCTCGAACCATTTAGCATAGATGGATAACTGGAGAGATACATTGTCATAATGGAGGGTGGCGGTGGTCTTGTAGTCAACGAGATAGATGTTGTTGTCGTTGTCGGCAAATACACCATCTATGGCTGATGCGAAGTTCTCTCCATCGGTAACGAGATATTCGGATGCTACATAGTGTAAACCGAATGAGACTAACATGGAGTGGAAGGCTTGAAGCTCTTCTGTAGGGTTAGGGTACTTCTTGATGTCTGCATCGAAGATGGAGCAGAAGGTCTCAAAGGTGTTGTGGATGAGACCTCCACGCTCTGCTGCCTTCATCAGTACGGATTCTGGAATATTCTTGTAGGTGTCAGGGAACGCTTTCTTGATGAGCGTTCCTGTTACACCTTTCAGTTCTTTCTTGCCAAGGAAGTACTGATGAGATTCTTCCAAGAATTTAACCTTTGATTCGTTTAACGTGATTTTCTTTACTTCTGTCATTATTGTATTCCTAATTGTTTTTTCTTAGCTGATACTGCTTGCATGAACTGAGGGTTGGCGGTAAGCGGCTTGTAAGTTTGGACTACCCATATCAGGTTGTCTTTGTTGACACATCTACTCAGATATTCCATGCCTTCTTTCAGGTCGTTTGGGTTATACTTAGCAGTCTGTTGCTGCTGGGTAGGTTGAGCGGCTTGTGCTTGTGGGCTTGCTTGCTGCTGCGCTGCCTGATGCTGACCATCGTTGGTTGTATCGGAATCAGCATTATCGTCAATAGCCAAGAGCCCGTTGAGCGCATATTTGCGGGCATAGGATGATGAAGCTCCAGTAATCTGACTACCGTCCATACCCTTCTTGGTTTCCTCTTCTCTTGCCCATCCAGTAGATGTCTCATACTCTCCCTTCTCATTCTTGATAGTAGCGGTAGCCTTCACGTAGATGCGGCTGCCAACCATTACAATATCATCTGTAATGATGAGGGTACATTTCTTCTTTGACAGCAATGGTTTGACCGCTTCAAGGATGTCTTCTGCCTTGCGATACTTGTAGCCACCGAACTTATTGTATTGTGTCTTCGGGGCTTTTAGTTCAGACTGAATCGAGATAAGTTCTTTCATATCTATCTTATTTAAATGTTGTCAACACAGATGTCACAGTCACACGTCCATCCATCACACTCCTTGATGAGACTCTTGATTGCTTTGTTTGTTGGGTCTAATTCCAACTCACCTTGCAGTCTTTTTTTCAACTCTTTAATGAGGTCTAAAGGTGTCATGTAGTCTTCGATGAGATTCTGCTTGATGCCTTCCTCATCATCAGAAGAAGAAGTAACTGTAAACGACTTGTTAAGTACGAATGATGCCGTAACATCGTAGTCCTGATACTCAGGATATTCCGGCTGATTGTAAGGGGCAGACGGGTCGTTGGCTGCTCCTGGTGGATAGTTTCCACTTGCTGAGTTGTTCATAAGCTATGATATTTAATTGTTTGACTTTCAAAATAAAACCCCACGATTCTCACGAATGGTGGGGCGAGTGTTTTCTTTATCACCTGAGCGGTCGCTACCGCAAAATGTATGGAATCTAATGAAAAAACTTCTATTGAAAAGGGCGCACGTCCGAGCCTTTAATCCTATCCGTGCGCCCAAAGACACAAGCCGAGCCACGCTTTCGCCTAAGGACAGGTGTCTTCAAGTTCCCTTCTGCATTTATGGAGGCTTAGGACTCCCAGCACTATTTCCGCATACATTATAAATGATTAAAGAGCAAAATCAAAATATGTAGTTACAATATTTCATCTATTCTGTTTCGTGCTGGCTGCATTAGAACCGAATTGTAGTTGTGCGCTCCTACCTCTTAATGCTACATTATCTTTAATGGTTACGGCATCAGGTCTGCATCTTCACAAGTGAACTCCAAGACGTTCCCAATTCCACCTGTTGCGGTGCAGGTAATAGTCTTGCCACTTCCTCGTCTAATCGTATGTTGTGGTTGCATACGCTGCTCTTGGCTGCGAGTACCTCTTCAGGAAGGTTTATCCTATCCGATACGAAGCCTTGGAATCAGGCTGTTGGGACGCAAGGTGGGACTCGAACCCACGACCTCGAAGGATGGGGAACCTTCTGTTCTACCAGCTGAACTACTTGCGTCAAGAAACAACAACATAAAACATTTCTGGCTTGTGGTGAGTGGAAGTAGTGAACTTCAAAAAACCTCCACTTAAACAATATCAATAACGCTAATTAAATTTTTATCTATATGAACTTTATTTGAGGTTCACTCACCATATTATCTATTTGCCCCATTCTTTGAATGAGCGGTAAATCTCGTTTGTCATCACGCAAAAAGTGATAATTGACAATAATAACATGATTGTTGAAAACATAACTTATAATTATTAATTGGTTGTACAATAGGCTGCTGCCTCTGATTCTATCTCTGCCATACTCTTACTGCGGTTCTGCATCATCCAGTCTTCCAACTCGCTCTTTTTAAAGTAGAGTCGGTTGACGTTCGGTTTGTAGCAGGGGAGAATGTGGTTTCTTACGTTCATCCTGACTCCTTCTACGGTCATGCCGAGAATAAATGCAGCTTCCTTGATGTTGAGCATTGACTTAGCCGCTATCATCGAATACTGCTCGATGCGGTCTAACTGCTCCTTTATCTCTTGGTCTATCATATCAGTTGAATTTGATGGTTTACTGACAGGCACCAGTTGTCTTTGACGACTCTGTTCTACCAGTGCCCTTAACTCTGGGTGTACATTCCTGCTCTATTAAGGGGAGAATGCCCTTCGCTTTGAGTGCATCATAAAGGAAGATTCTTCCCTTGGTTGTCCACTCGGTGTTATACTTCACATCATGCCTTCCGTCTGAACGGATGATGTCAACTGCTCTACTATGAACGTAGCCGCCAGTAAGGAACTGTCCGTACAATATCCACTGACCTCGAACCTTATGCTGGATTCTCATAGACTCCAACTCTTTGTTCATTCTCACCGCACTCATTCCGTAGTCCTGAGCTATCTGGGTGATGGTCATGGTAGCATTACTTTGCAGGATTTGGTCGTAGTAGCTTACCTTAGGCAGCATTTCGGTAATCTTGTTGCCAAGTTCCATGTTCTCCTTGCTGATAGTGAGGATGGTTGCTTGCTGCTGCTTGTTCTCCAAGGCTAACTGCTCACGTTCTTCTTCTGCCTTGACCAGAGATTTGAGAGCTTCGAGATAGTTCTGAGGGACGGATGGCTTGGATTGCTCAATCTGTCTCTTCATAGCGTTGAAGGCTTCGATGTATTTCAGTTTGAACTCCATCGCCTTCTTGCCGTTGAACCCCATCGCCAGCAGAGTGAAACCATCTTGGTTCATGATGAACATTGGCTGCTCTTTGTTCTGCTCGTTCAGATAAGTTGATTCTGAGAACATTTGGCGGACGGTCGAATTTTCGGCAGTCGTAAGCAATTTCTTTATTGCTTCACGAACATGTTTATGTTCTTTGCCAAAGACCTCAGCAACCAGTTTGCTATTTGTTAGAGGTTGGTTGCTTTCACCTCTGTAAACGATTTCATTCATAGGGTTCCTCCGTTTTTTAAAATCGGGCGGTAGTGTATGAAACAGAAAGTGACAAATTTTCATTTTATACATTATTATATCTACCGTTGCCCGATTGTAGTTTTTATTTTGTACCTTTGCGGATGACAAATTTTTATTTTAACTTAATTCAATTTCGTATGAAACAGAAAATCGTACATCTACATTCTAAAGTAAACGAGAAAGGTGTTCTCGTAGAACTTGACCTTGATGAGGAAATCAAGAAGTTGAAAAGAGACAATTATGTTGTTAAGCAAATAGCTTCATCCTCTTCAAGTAATATCGTTGATATTCGTGGAACAACGACATTTGTTCATGTGTTCTTACTTGCTGAGAAACAAGAGTAGTTCTTTTGCTTTGTCAAGTTGTATTATATGGTCTATTTCGCCTCTTTGCTTATAGCCATCTTTTACATCAAGCCACTTTATTGTTTTGTGAATGCAGTCCATTCTGATTCTCCACTCTAAGATTGGAGCTTCATATACCCAGTTGAATATCTCTTCAAATTGTGGATGTGAGGCTCCATAATATATCACCAAGTCTCTTCTCAGGTGCTTTCTGAATAATCTCTTAATCATACTCACCTCCTTCCTAATAAAACACGACCTTTTCGGTCTTTACTCCTCCGAAGTCATTCAAAGCATCTTGCCTGATGTCCTCAGACTGCTTGCTCTGACTCCTAAATGCAAGAGCGTTGAAGATTGTCTCTCTGCAACAACCATATCGCTCTGCAAGTTTTTTTCGTCCTTCAAGCGGAACTTTGATAATTTTTATCTTTTTTGCTTGCATAACTTAATTTTTTGTTGTATTTTTGCTTTTAATAATTAAGCACTTATTGATTACGAGTGCAAAGGTACTCTTTTCAGATTAAACTGCCAAATGTTTTCTCTAAAAAGATTAACCTATTAAGATTAATTAGATATGATTTAAAAATGTAAAATGTATGGAAGTAACTATCTATCAGAGAGTTAAGTGTGTTTTAGAGGATAAATCTATTTCGGTTAATGCTCTCTCTAAACAGATTAATGTAGCACAAGCTACTTTAAATCCTCAATTAAGGGGAGATAGAACTTTAGCAGCCAATATTGTAGAGAAGATATTGGAAGCATTCCCTGACGTGTCAGCAGAATGGTTGATGCGTGGTGTAGGTACTATGTATAGTAACCAAGATGCAGATGATTCTTCTTATATGGTTGCCGAAGAACCTAAGCATGATATTATCCATGAGGTGATTCCTGAGCAGGAGTATCATCAGGATGATTCTGTCTGGAAGGCAAAGTACGAAGCTATTAAGGATTGCTACGATATGTTGGTGTCTAATCTTGGCGGTGTTATGGGTAAGAGAAGTGTTGGATAA